AGCGGCGCAGGCGGCAACGGAGGGGGCGGCATCGTTGTCGTGATATCCGAATGAGCCTCACAGCCGTATATCCGAACGTCCTAGTCGAGAAGTTCACCACAGGCACGGCAGCGACCTGGATCAAACAGCCGTGGGCCACGCATATTCGGCTGATTATGGCTGGGGGTGGTGGAGGTGGTGGGGCTGGAGCATCACGGACAGCAGCATCGTCGGCATCTTCGGGTTCTGGCGGCGGCGGCGCCGCTTTAATCGACCAAACCTTTCCATCTTGGTGGTTTGGTTCAACTGAGACTTACACAGTCGGGGTCGGCGCCAATGGTGGCGCTGGTGTGTCAGGTGCGAACACTGCTGGTACGGCAGGCGGTGCGATTACGCCGTCAACAAATTCAACATTTACAATAACTAATTACGGTGCCACCGGGTCGGCCTCATCGAACAGCGGCGGTGGTTCGCAGACCCAGACAGCTTACGCTGGTGGAAGTGGAGCCGGCGGTCTAGCAACGGATGGAGCTTCGGCGGGTGGCGGCGGTGCGGGTTTGGCCGGTGCGGGAGGTTCGACTTCAACAAATACTGCGGGAACGGCGGGCGCAAACGGCGGCGTTGCGGGAAATACCGGAAACGGTGCGGGAACGGCAAACACTAATATCTGCGGTGGCGGTGGTGGCGCAGGTAACGCGAACACAATTGCTGGCCCTGCGGGTGGCAACGCCATTAGGGGCGGTGCGGGCGGCGGTGGCGGCGGCTCTATTTCTACTGTCACCGCAGAAAACGGCGGTGCCGGCGGCATATCCTCTCAATTCACAGGCGGTAACGGCGGCACCGCAGGAGGCACGATTGCAGGAAGCAACGGCGTAAACTCTGGCTGTGCCGGCTGGGCAGGATCAGGTGGTGGTGGTGGAGCGTCCAGCATAACCGCCATAGGCGGCGCTGGGGGCTCTGGCGGCATTCCCGGTGGTGGTGGCGGTGGTGGTGGCGCAGCGATTAGCACGCAGACTTCCGGTGCTGGTGGAGCAGGTGGTCGCGGTGAAATCTGGGTAATATCTTGGCGAGACTCAACGGGAGCACCATAAAGGAAACCCTATGACAAACGCAGCATCCTTCGGAAATCTGTACTTTCAGACTGTGCAGAATCTGGTGAATGACTTGGAAACCCTGCAAGAGTTGAACGATAGAATCGTGCAGGATGCCACGCTGATTCCAAGTTATTTTACGTCGGGAGGCGCGCGAACCGACATTGTGGCGCAGGATGTAACGAACGCCGAAAGTGCGGTGAACCAACTGCTCTTCACGTTCAACAGTGGTTCTCCCACGCAGAAATCGTTCTTGTTTAAGCTCTTGTGAGAATCAGATGAATCAAAGACGTGGGTTTCTGTTTGGGCTTCCGTTCCTGCCGTGGTTTATCGAGTCTGCGCAGGCAGCTGATCCTACAGGGACCAATAGCGGCCTTCCAATCGTAGGTGGTGCTACCGCAGGCGGCGATCTTTCGGGAATGTTCCCGAATCCTACCGTGTCAAAGAGCGGTGGCGTTGCTATCGGTCCCGCGGGGACTGCGGTCGCGGGACAGATTCCAGGATCAGCGACGAATGATTCAGCGTCCGCCGGAAACATCGGTGAATACCTCAGTACCTCACTGGTGTCCGGTTCTGCGTTTGCAATCTCGACTGGTGCGGCCACGGGAATTGTTTCGCTGCCTCTTTCTGCTGGCGATTGGGACGTGTGGGGTCAAGGAATCGTTCATGCTGGGGCGGCGATTACGGTCTTTACGTCGCTGACGGTCGGAATCAGTGTGGCGTCGAACACGGCATTGCCTGGGCTTACGTCGGGAGCGCAGACACAAATAGGATTAGGCGCAGGGTTGACCGGAATAGTGGATACGGCGGTGAATGTCGGACCTGCAAGGGTGAGCCTCGCGGCAGCGGGGACAGCGTTCCTCAATGGGTCGTTTGCTTTTGCAACTTCGACGGCTTCGGTTTATGGTGTGATGCAGGCGCGGAGGCGAAGATGAGAGTCTTTCCGTTGGGCGGGACGCCGTCGCTGCATTGGACGAAGTTCGCGGTGTCTCTTGCGGGTTGGGTTGTTATTGTGGGGATCATCGTCGCGTTTTGTCGTTGAGAGTCCGTGCGGTCACAGCGGCGTAGGAGAGTAAGATCACTTCGAGCGGCACTTATAACTTCGGACCGTCGAATGGCGAATGCGTGCTCGCTGCATTTGAGCGCGTCTATATCCGTGCGCCGGAATTGCGTCAGGAGCACATGCTCACGGCGCGGCGCGAGTTGAATCTTCTTTTCGTCGAATGGTCGAATCGCCAACCCAATCTCTGGCTCGTTGTTCGCAATCAAGTAGCCCTTACGCCTGGCGTGGCGACGATTGCGTTGCCGCCGCAGACGGTGCTTGTGCTTGACGCTTCAATTGTCTTGAACTTCGGCACCTCGAACGAATCGCGGCGTTACATCACCCCGATCTCGCGCACGGAATATCTGAGTTACGCGAATCAGCAGACTCCTGGTGCCCCGACTGTCTGGTGGATGGATCGTTTGATTGCTCCGACGCTCACGTTCTATCCGGTGCCGGATTCAAATGGTCCGTACACATTCGATTACTTTTCCTGTACGCAGATTCAGGATGCGAATCTTCCCGGTGGGGAAACGCCGAATGTGCCTTACCGCTGGCTCGATGCGCTGGTCAGTGGTTTGGTCTCGCGGTTCTCCCGAATCTATCCGACGCCTCCCGGATACGATGCCTTAGCTTTCCGAAAATTGTGCAAGGACGATGCCGAGGATTCTTGGAAGATAGCCGCGACGCAGGATACCGAACCTGTGCCGATGACTCTCGCTCCAGCACTCAGCAGTTATTACCGGAATTAAACCATGCGCCCTCACCCGCGACGTGCCCGAACGAACGCAACTGATCCGTCCGCTTGGGGAACGAGTGACCGCAACGGCATGATTTCCAATCAAAGGGATTTGGTCTGGCAATTTGACTGGGCCGGAACCCAATTGATAAATAAGAGAATTCTCGTCTCAAGAGACGAGCTTGATCAGTATCAGCGCCAGCTTGGCACGATCATTCTGCCGCCTGATCCGGTGTCTATTCCGAACGCGCGGCCGGAAGTGTATCCGATCGACGAGCTATGGGAAATCATGTGTGAATTGGCGACAAATTCTGGGGGCAATAACGCGCTGCCGCTTTATCTGGAAGCCTCGACGATGGCGGCGGCGCAGCCGGTGGCGAACACGGCACAGCCGACGAAATCTTTCTCGCTTGAACTTTCCACGATCCAGATGGGCAATGCGGCAACGTCGTAATGGCTAACCCGAACACATATCCGAGCGACGGCAGGATCACTAGCCTGCAAAACTATACCGCTGCCTTCACGGGTGGTGAGTTGTTTCCGCTTGTTGCTCCTGGAAACGCGACAGCGGGGATCAATTACAATGTGACGGCGCAACAGGCTGCGACGCAGTTTGCAGCACTGGTTACGAGTTCTCCGCAGAGTCCAAATACAGTTTTGGCGGGGCCGGCGTTCGGTAATGCAACAGCGACGCCGACATTTCGCGCGCTGGTGCCGCTTGATCTTCCTGGACTCAAAAGAAGCGGAATTTTAACGTCTTATACCGTCGCGACGACAGATATGAATCTGCTGCTTGATCTAAGAGGAAGTCCGGGCACCGCAGCCCCATTTACGCTGTCGCTTGCGACGACCAGCAATTATACCAGTAACTTCATTGTGACCGTCTATAATGAAGGTGTGTCGCGCGGTTGGGCAATAGCGCCGAACGGCGTTGCTACCTTCATCTTGTGGCCGCTCCAGACAGTCCAAATTTTTAATGACAGTAATGTTTGGAAACTATGGCCTGCTGTGCAGCCGTGGGTCGTTCCGGCTGGGACACAATTCAATGTCGATAATGTCAATGGTAGCGACAGTTCGGCAAACGATGGGCTAAGCAACGGTGGTGGCGCTGGGGCGTTTGCGACGATTCAAAACGCTTACAGCGTTATACAAAAGCAAGTATTTCAGGTGGGTGCCGGCGTAGTTATTCAGTTGCCAACGACGACGACAACAGCAATCACGGAACAATTGTCTGTCTCTGGCGCCATGCCTCCTGGGGTAACTATTGTGTCGGTGATAGGCAATACCTCCACCGCAACAAACTGCCAATGGCAAATAGGTAATGGGCAAATAGCAGCCAATATTTTTGATTATAATGGAGTAGTGTTTCAGGGAATTGGATTCAGTTGTAGCGGAACATCAGGGGGCACATTCATATCGGGCGGTCAGTTTGCTATTGTTGATGTGGCAAATTGTAATTTCGGAAATAACGGAAATGGTGGAGTTAATATTGGTGCTTCTCAAAACTCACGAATGAACTTGCAATCTGGAAATTCCATAAACGGAAGCACTGGTGTATTTTTTCAAGTATCGGATGAGGCAAGTATAAGTGCGGGAAGCGCGCTTAATGTCGCCGGCACGACGGTTATCTCTTCGTTTTTCGCGCAGGCGACAAGGGGAGGCACCATCAGTATTAACGGCCTATCTTTTACGGGCAATACCGCATCGATCAGTGGCCCGCGGTTTTTTGCTGCCAATGGTGGAATTATTACGGGAGATACGACAGTAACGTGGCCTTCTGGCATGACTGCTGGCAGTGTATCAAATGGCGGTCTTTCGGACGCGGGCGCTGCAAACTACAATGGTTCCGCGACAGTGCTCGCAGCAACGCCGCTAGTGTCAGGTGGTACGACCGGCGCAGGCTACACGTTCTTCTCAGTCACAGACCTAGGAATGTTCGCGGGCACAGGCGTTCCGACTCTCACGGCCGCCACAAGCGCCCTCTATCTCCGCAACGACGCGGTGAGTTCAACAACGCGGCTCTATATCAATACCAACGGCGGCAGCACATGGGTCGGGCTAACAGCGACCGGGTGACCGCACTGAGATACGCAAGCGAAGACGCGAGAATGAGTCAAACCTAAACCATGCTCAACTACACCACATACGTTCAGAGTCTCGCCAACAATCTCGTGGTGTCCTCCACCAATGCAGATTTCCAGGGCGCATTGCTCAACATCATCGACGACGCGGAGCAGAGACTTTATCGCGAGTTGCAGCTTCTCAATACCGTGGTCCGGGATTCCTCGATTGCGTTCACGACGAACACCCGCACCTTCAATCTGCCATCCGCACAAGGCACGTTCTATGTGGTCGATTCGATCTATGCGATTACGCCTGCTGGCACGGTGAATCCCGATCAAGGGACTCACAACTATCTCACGCCTGCGTCGCGGTCTTTCATCGATGCGCTATTTCCGAGTTCGGCAGGTTCCGGCGTGCCGGCGTACTTTGCACCAACCACGCAGAATTCCTACATCGTAGGACCGTGGCCGGATCAAGCATACCAAGCGGAAGTGGTGGGCACTATCCGCCCGATACCGATTTCGTCCACAAACCCGACAACGCTCCTATCGACTTATTTTCCGGACTGCTTGATTGCTGCCAGCATGGTCTATGCGGCGGGATGGCAACAAAACTTTGGTGCCTCTGGCGCGATAGACAATCCCGCGATGGCAACCAACTGGGAAAGTCATCTACAAACCCTCTTGAAATCCGCAGAGACCGAAGAGGCTATGAAGAAATTCACGTCGCAGGGTTGGTCGTCAAAGGCACCTGCGCCGCTGGCAACGCCGCCGAGGACGTAAGATGGCCGACGCGTTAACGAATAATCTGGCGCTGATTCAGCCGCAGCAAGGCGGGGACAGTGGAACGTGGGGGACAATCCTTAATAACGGGGTTATTGGGGCGCTCGACAACATCCTCGGCTCCAACTTTTCCACGTCGATTACCTCTGTCGATGTGACCCTGACCACCACGCAATTTCAGAACGCAATCTTCATCGTCAATGGTGCATTGACCGGGGATCACAGTTTGATCCTGCCGTTTTCTACCAATTCAACGACAGTTGCAGTCGGCGGAAAATTCATCGTCATCAACAACACCAGCAACGCGCATAAGCTCAGCGTGAAGACGGCCGCAGCTAATGCCACGTCGGGCGTTGTGACAGTACCACAGGGGCAGGCGTGTGCGCTCTATTCGGATACACTTAACGTTGGCTACGATAACACAGGCCTCCCAGCGTCGGTGCCTGCGGTGTCTGGAAGCCCGAACACGCAGCTTGCGGGAACGGCTGGCGCGGCGAACGTCAATGCTTCGCTCGCGGCCGATTTCAACGCCGGGCAACTCTATCTGTGCACGACGACAGGAACTGCGAGCACGGCGCAGTGGGTCAATGTTGCGGGACAGCCTGGGTTCAATACCGCGCAAAATCTCGCGCTATCGGCGACGGTTGGATCGAATATTCTCACGGTGTCTTTGCTCGCGGCCAATACAGTGGCGAGTCCCACGGTGGGCAATCCGGTCACGGTGATTTTCCAGAATGGGACAGGCGCTATTGGGACTCCGACCACCTCTAATATTACCAGCGCATTGTCGATTTCAACAATCGTAGGCGCCACCCTCGGATCGCAAAATGGCACGCCGTTTCGGTTTTGGGTGGTGCTGTATTCCAATGGTGGAACGCCGGCTCTGGGACTGATCAATTGTTCGACGCTCAGTGGGGGAATCACTTCGCTCGATGAAGCGGGTTCTGCGGTCACACCAACACAGATGAGTGCGGGCGCAACGTCTGCTGGCGTGTTCTATTGCGCAAATGGAACATCGGTTGCCTCAAGCGTGATCAGGATTCTGGGTTATCTGACCTACGAAACCGGACTCGTCACGGCCGGAACCTATAATAACGCGCCGACATTTGTTCGTCTCTTTGGTCCGGGCGTAAAGAAGCCTGGCGACGCTTTGCAAAATATCACCGCAACGATTTCAACGCCGACGACGGTGGGCCAATCGAATACGCAGACTGCCGTTACAGCAAGCATCACACCATCGAGCCGAGCGAATCTTATCGTCGCTCGCGGTATTGTTTACGTCCAACAGGGATCAACGAATGCGATTTTGCAGTGGTCCAGAGGAACGTCGCCGACGTTGGTCGGAAGTCCTACGACAAGCGGCGGCGGTGGTGTCTCTAGCAGCGGTATTGTAAGCAGCGCTCCTGTTGTTGCTTACGATCAGCCTGGAGTTGTCTCTGCACAATCCTACTATATATTTGCCAAATGTTCGAGTGGCACGATCATCGTTGGAAGCGGCACGGTATTTTCAACGACTGTGAATAGCACTGTCGAATTAATCGAACTCATGTGCTGATGTCCCATGCCGTTCGGCGAAGTCAAACTCATCCCCGGTGTCAATACTGAGCGGACTCCGACTCTTAATGAGGCGGGTGTCAGTCAGTCGCAATTGATTCGCTATAAGGATTCCCTGATCCAGAAATACGGCGGATGGCAACTTTATTATCCCTTCGCGACAACGACCATACCGAGAGACCTGCACGGATGGGTCGATCTGCAAAACAACGACCATCTGTCGATTGGAGCAACAAATGGACTGTCCATCATCACCAACGGCGCGTTGAATGTCGTCACGCCGCAGCAATTGGTGTCCGACACGGTGCCCAATCTTTCAACGGTCGGAAATTCTCCGACTGTCACGATTGTCGATCCTAATATCTCAAATGTGACCACGTTCGATTCGATCTATATCCAAACCCCTTTGTCCATCGGCGGTTTGGTGCTGTCGGGAATCTTTCCGATTCAGACTATTGTAAATGCAACGTCTTACACGATCACGGCACCAAATAACGCGAATGTGACGGCTGCGAATCCAACCACGACCAATGCAACGACGGCCGCAGGAAACCCCACTCTACACTTTGCCGCAACGCCCTCGTGGCTGGTCAGCGGCATGGCGGTCTTCGATATTACGTCTACGACGGCTATTCCGCCCAATACGATTGCCACATCTTCCACGGCTTCTACGGTGTTGATGACCAACAACGCCACGGCGTCCGGTGTAGGTTCGGGCGACAGCATCGTGTTTTGCAGCATTCCTTATTTTACGACGACGCTCAATTCGGCCGTAGTGAATGTTCTTCTGGTGGGGCATGGGCTGTCGGTCGGATCGACGGTTGTGTTTCCAGTCTCTACGACGGCGAATGGCGTAACGATTTCGTCTAATCATACGGTCGTTGACGTGGTCGATGCGAATAACTTTCAGATCATTGTCAGCACACAAGCGACGGCGACTGGCTCGTTTTTGATGAATGGCGGGCTTGCGCAGATTCTCTATTACATCAACTTGGGTCCGACGCTCGCGGGACAAGGCTATGGACTTGGTAATTATGGTGCCGGGCTTTATGGATTTGGAACGTCGGGCGGTACGTCTCAAGTTGGAACGCCGATCACGGCGACGGATTGGACACAGGACAATTGGGGCGAGATTCTTTTGGCGTGTCCGATGGGAGGTGGGGTTTATCAGTTCGATCCTACAGGAGGTTTTTCCAATGCGGGACTCGTACCAACAGCGCCGCCGCTCAACGGCGGAATCTTTGTCTCAAACTCGCAGCAGATTTTGATTTGTTGGGGATCGACGGAAAGCCAGAACATCGGGATTGAGCAAGACCCGATGCTGGTGAAGTGGTCCACGGTTGGGGATTATACGCAGTTTCAGGTGTTGGCGACCAATCAAGCTGGCAGTTTCAGAATTCCTATCGGCTCCAAGATCATGGCTGGCATGGCGGTTGCGCAGCAGGATTTGATCTGGACCGACCTCGATTGCTGGGCGATGAACTATCAGGGTCCTCCTTTTGTGTTCGGCTTCAATACGATTGGCGCAGGGGCTGGGGCTATCTCTTCGCATTCGGTGCAGAAGTTGCGCGGCAACGTCTATTGGATGGGCAACAACAACTTCTACGCCTTCACGGGGAGCGGGGTGAATGTTCTTCCCTGTCCGGTGTGGGATTTTGTGTTCCAGAATTTGAATACGAGTTTTGTGCAGAATGTCCGCTCCATGCCGAACACGCCGTTCAATGAGGCGGGATGGTTGTTTCCGTCGAAAGCTTCGACTACGGGAGAATGCGATTCCTACGTCAAGATGAATATCACGGAGCCCAATGCGCCGTGGGACTATGGGTCGATCAATCGAACGGCTTGGATGGACCAGACGGCACTTGGGATGCCGATCGGAGCGGATGCCGGGGGCTTCATCTATTTGCAGGAAACCACGCCCGACGCCAATGGTTCGGCTTTGAATGCCTCGTTCAACACGGGATACTTCATGATCGCGGAGGGCGAGGATTTCGCGGTTGTGGACCAAGTTATACCCGACATGAAATGGGGCTTATATCCGGGGACGGGGAGTGCTAGTCTGTTGTTTACGTTCTTCCTTGTCGATTATCCTGGGGATACGCCTCGGGTGTTTGGGCCTTTTACTGTGGTTCAAGGTACAGAGAGAATCGACCAGAGAATGAGGGGGCGGCAGATGGCTATACAGATTCAGTCGTTGGATCAGGGGAGTTTTTGGCGGCTTGGGAGAATCAGGTTTAGGTATGCGCCTTCGGGGAGAAGGTGAAGGGTTTGGTTAGCTTGGCTACCTTGGCCCTCAACAGTTCTGTGAGATTCTTACGGCCATAGAGGTTCGAGAAAATGAAAAAATCTAAACGTCATCGTCCTTCACAACGACGCGAATCTGTTTCTTCCGATTCCGAATATGTTGGTCCCTGGCGCGTTTGTACCGACGTTGAGCCTCCGTCAAATCCTCGATCAAGGCTTTCATCGCATGAGCGGGCACTAAGAACTCGACCGATTGCTGTTCGTCGCGTAGTTGGAAGCGGAATCCAAGTTGTTCTGATTCCGGTATAGATGTGAACTCGTAACTGTGGAGTTTGCTGGTCATAATGGCTTACGCAGCGACTTTCGACGCTTTCGTTTTGCGGCCTTGCGAATCCGATGTGGAAGCTCGGAGGGAACGGTTTTCAATTCGCAAAAGCGTTGCAGGGCTTCGACAAACGGCAACGCGATTGTCAGTTTGGGTTCTAGCTTTGCACCTTTCGGGTTCATGCGATCAGCGCCTTGTATGTGAGTTTGCCTTCGACGTGAACAAACAACGAGTTCATCCGATCCGTCGCGGTCAGATCACGGCGCGACATGCGCCACGCCATTTCGTTGACGTAGTTTTGCAAATGTTTCGGCGAGACCCAGTGATGAATGCCGACGATTTGGCGCTTCAACTGCGCCCATACGCTTTCAATCGTTTGGGTGTGGACAGCGCCCCGCTTGTGACCTTCCTTGCGGTGGTTAATCATTTCGTGCTGCGGATAATCGCTGATGCCGTGAAATACGTGGGCGCCATCCGTCATCAAACCCTGTGCATCCGGCGCCACAACGTCGCGGATAAACTTTTGGGCCTCAGACCAGCCAAGCCCGGTCGGAACCACGCGAGCAACCACGTGGCCTTTGCGCTCGGCTGCGCCGATAACGCCGACGTGGCCGTCCTTCCGCGCCTTGTTGGGCTTGCCACCCTTCACGAAAGTCTGGTCAATCTCGACAATGCCGGACAGCGGCTTGTCGAAAGTCTTGATCCGCGAAGCGTGGCGCAGCCGGTGCAGGATAAACCATGCGGTTTTTTGCGTGACCTTCAAATCCTTGGCGAGCGTGGTAGAGGCGATGCCCTTGGGGTGATTGGTGATAAGCCAAATCGCAGCGAACCACTTTTGCAAGGGCAATTTGGAGTCTTCAAAAATCGTTCCGACTCTGATAGAGAAGTTAATGCGGCACTGGGCGCACTTGAAAAGACGGCGCTTGGAAAGTGGGTAAACCTTATCGTGGCCGCAGTGCGGGCAATATTCGCCGTTGTGCCAGCGGGTTGCCCGAAGGTGTTTAACGCAGGCATCCTCGTTCGGAAATGCCCGGAAAAGGTCAATGAGGCTTTCAAAATGTTGCATCTTCGGCTCCCTGAATTGTGGGTTCATAATGGGCCTAGAATTGGCGTCTGTCAAGCCCTTCGGGACCTATATCTCTATCTAACCCAAAAGCGCCAAAAGGTGAGTCCGCAGAGTCGCTTGGGGGGGTTAGTCTGTGAAAACGGGCTTCTGGCCCAAAAACATTTAGCCGGCAGTCAAGTCGCCGATTTTGTTTTGCCCGATGGGGAAATTGCCGCTCTGGCGGAAAACGTTCGCATAGGCATCCGGCTTGGGGCGAAGGTTCAACCGGAATGGTGCTGCGCCCTAGGGCTTTACCCACACAAAGTCGAAGAGGGTTTGGATGTCGTCTCCGCGCCTGCTCGTCCCAAAAAACCTGGCGAACTGTTGCGGGTCTACATCCACGAAGACGTGGTTGGGATAGTCCGCAGTCCACTGCGCGCGGAGATCGAGCCATTCCCGGTGGGTGGCCGGGAGACTGCGTTTGAGGACACGCCTGACGGCTTCGTAGTTGGCTTCCGAGATTTGGGGCAGCGTGGTGAGTTTGGGTGTGATGGTCATGCTTGATTCTCAACTCGATTTTTCCGCCACAAATCCACGACATTCGCGTTTATCTGGAGGGTTTGCGCCAGTTCGCGGGCGTCCTCGGGTTCCAACACAAGCCGAACGAGCACAGTGGAACGAGGAAGCCCGTCAACGTCTACGCTCACAGTCGCCACTACGCCGTCTAGCGATGGTTCTGACTTCGGTAATCTGGCGAATAGTGGTTCATTTGGAGAATCATCAAAGGAAATTCCCATTTCAATCTCCGTTATCGAACGAATACGACCCTAACGGTCCCGTGCCACAAGCGCCTAAACTTAACCCGGCCATCCCCGCTGATCACAGGATTCAGCGGTTCCCTGGGGACGCTCCCAAAAAAGGGTGGACTGCCGAAACTGCGGGGGTGCCGGTCACTGATTCTGTCGAAATGGCTGGCGGGGAGATTGGGGTTGGAGGGTTAGTCAGAGATATAGGTCCCGAAGACGCTAAAAACGATGGTAAGTTGACCGAGTCCGGCGATGCAAACGGTACGCCCTCTCGTGACCCAAAATCTTAAAGCCTAACCCATGGCCTCAATCGACGATCTAGTCTCAAATCTAAAAAACGGGGTGACCAACCTCGGCAACATCGCACAGACTTTGAGCAACGCGCTGCCGCAGGTGTTTGGGACGCTAGTAAGTTATAGCGGTTCGATCCGGGCACTCGGGACGACAGCGCCGCCATCGGGAGGGACAGCGGGCGCGGGATTTGTGTTTTTCTCGACGCCGAATTTCGGGGTGTTCGGCGGGACCGGAACGCCGACGCTCGCGGCGGCTACCAGTTCGCTCTATCTGCGACTTGATGCTTCATCGGCGACGACGCGGGTTTATGTCAATACCAATGGCGCGTCGGCGTGGACTTCGCTGCCGGCTTCCTCTTAGGAACAAACAATGCCGCTGCAACATTCGTCATCGCCTTCGGCTTTCAAAGCAAACATTTCGACGTTGATGAAAGAACGCGGCGTATCACCGCATGTGAAGGACAAAAGCCAAGCCCTCGCGATTGCGTACAGCATCAAAAATAGAGCCAAGCGCGAGCGCGGCGGCAAAGTCAAAGGCTACGACGCAGGCGGCGCGACTGATCCTGTGACGGCCGTAATTTCCGCATTGCAAAGCGGATCGAACCAAGTTGCAGGCCCCGCAAGCAATGCCGGCATGAATTCAGCGTCACCAACGCCAGCCTCGTTCGCTGCCGCGCCCGTCGCTACGCCAGCCGGCGCAACAGCGCCCACTCCGACGCCAACGCAGAATCCCGCAGGGTTCAATTCAGCGCCAGCAAACACGGGACTCGGCAGCGCTAACCCCGCAGTGAATCAAGTTGCGTCGGGAAATTCTTTTGTTGGTGCGCAACCTACTGCGGGAATCGCGCCGCAGAATAATATGCAGATGGTCAATGGGATGATGCAGGCAAATCCTGCGGGGATGGCGTCCGGTGGGATGGCGGGGTTGGGGCAGATGCCGTGGTTCGCAAAGCAAGAGGCGCGCGGCTTGACTCACACTGGTCCTATCATGTCGGCAGTGCCTGGACGCACCGATCGGCATAACATGGCAGTGCCATCGGGCTCTTATGTTTTGCCCGCAGAGACGATTTCACACCTCGGTCAATCGAACACGATGGCGGGGATGAAGATCGCAACGAATATGTTTGGTGCCGGACCAATGGGCCACGGTACTGGCGCTCCGAAGCCGCCGCGGATGATGGGAATCCCCGGCGACAAAGGTGGGGCTCGGGGCGAAGGAAGTGGGACTCCGGTTGATGTTGTGACCGCAGGCGGCGAATTTATAATAGACCCTTCCGTGGTAGCGCGAATCGGCGATGGTGATATCAAGAGAGGCCACAAGATTCTGGACCAATGGGTAATGTCACTCCGAAAGGACCATATCCGCACGCTCAAGGGTCTAAAGCCGCCGGTAAAATCATGAGTGAGAATCCCATAGTCATCGGTGCGACTCTCTCTGATCTTCCGGAATTCATGCGGCTGTTCAAAATCATGCACCAAGAAAACGGACTCTTTGAACTTGATGAAGGATGCGTTGTCGATACTTTCAATCGCGCAGTTCAAAAGAAGGAAGGTGTGATTGGTCTTATAAAAGGGCCGGCAGGGGACATTCGCGCGATGTTGGGGCTATTGATCACCCGCTATTACTATACTTGGCAACTTCACTTGGAAGAGTTGTGGAATTTTGTGTCGCCAGAATTCCGCAGGACGAATTACGCTGACATATTATTGAAGTACGCTGATCATTGTCAAAAGTCCTTGGGCATTCCTTTGGTGATTGGCGTGTGCACTTCAAGCCGAATGGAAGCAAAGGTGAGAAAGTACCGCCGCCATTTTGGGATGCCGTCCGGCGCATTTTTTGTCAGCGGAGCGCCCCCGGAATATTTCGAGCGCGCGCAGAATTTCGATCTGTGGAAGGTCCACACGCGTGGACGTGACTCGAAAAAAGAGAACGGCCTAGCGGCTCACTTGGCAACAGCGGTTGCCACGACCTTGATGATGCCGTTGCAGATGGCGGGTAGGGCTTAAAATGTCCAAGGGCTCGAACACGACGACAACTTCGCAATCGCCGACTGCACTCCCGCAGTATCAGCAGGCGATTGGGCAGTTACAAAACGTCGCCGCGACGCCTTACACGCCATACGGCGGCGAGTTGACTGCGGGTGTAAATCAACAACAGCAGAGCGGCATTGGTAACATCGACCAGTACGCGCTGGCTGGTGTTCCTTATATGCAGGAGGCCGCTGGCTTGCAGGAGAACGCTGCGCAGCCGTTGACGCAGCAACAGATTCAACAATACCAATCGCCCTATACGCAGGATGTTGTTCAGGCGACCGAACAACAAATGAACAATCAGAACGCGATTCAACAGCAGCAAGTTTTAGGGAATGCTGCCGCGCAAGGTGCATTGGGTGGCGATCGGACTGCCGTTGCACAATCCGTTCTTGCCGGACAACAATCGGCGCAAGAAGCGCCGGTCATTGCTGGGCTGGAAAATCAGGGTTACACGCAAGCTCTGCAAACGGCCGGTCAGCAGTTCCAACAGAATCCCGAACAGGCCGCTTACGGTATCGCCAGTACGGGTCAGGGACTGGAGAATGCCGCGCTCACTGGCGCCAACGCGCAAGTTGGAGCCGGCACGCTTGAACAACAAACACAGCAGGCGCAAGACACGGCGGCTTATCAGCAGTTCATGCAGCAGCAGTTCATGCCGGAAAGCATGTTGAGTTGGGAACTGCCGCTGTTGACGGGTGTGGGATCGCAGGAAGGTGGAACGTCAAGCACGACGGGGCCAGCGCCGAATCCGTTGGCGCAGTATTTGGGACTCGGTATTGCTGGGCTCGGTGCCGCAGGACAAGCGGGCGGTTCGCAAGGCATTGCCGGATTAGCAGCACTATCCGACAAGCGCGCGAAAGAGAATATCAGAAAGATCGGTTCGCTCAATGATGGTCAGCATATTTATAGATTCAACTACAAAGGCGATCCTGAGACTCGTATCGGTTTGTTGGCGCAGGATGTCGAGAAGGTTAATCCCGATGCCGTGCATGAAGTGAACGGATTCAAACACGTCGATTACGATGAGGCGACCAAGAGCGCTGCACGTCGTTATTTTGGCGGGCGCGTTCAAGGTTTAGCCGATGGTGGTGTGCCGTCGGGGTTCGGGTTTTCTCCCGGCCTTCCGGGCAATCCATGGTTGACGCCCGGACAGATGCCGCATGGTAAGGATTTACCGTCTCCTCCAAAGATTCCAGAACAGCAAGTCCAAACGCCGCAACAGATGGCGCAGAACGCTGCTGGATTTTCTGATGCGATGAAGAAAGCGTTTCCGAATAAGCCTGCGCAGCCTGGAGCGCCGATGAATATTGCTCCGCAGGTTTCTGGTGTTGGCAATAATAGTCTGCCGCTGGATGCTTTCGGGAGTATGGATTCGGCTGTGATGCCGCCTACGTCAAGCGATACCGCACTTTATGCCCATGGTGGATTGGTTTTTCCGAAGACGAACAGGATTCAGTTGAAACGTGGTGGTGCGCCCGTGCGCGCCGGGCTTGGAATGGCGTCGTTCATGCCGCGGCGACGGTTTGCATCTGGTGGGTCTCCCGACGATGATGGCGATGTCGTTAATTTTCCGTCTGATCGATTTGTCCAGCCGTCTGTTCCTGCGGGGTTGTATAATAACAGTGCAGGTGAAGCGAATCCTCTTGAGAATATTTTGAAGTTTCAGACTTACGGGCAAAGTTCTCCTTATGCTCCTGCGCCGCAAGGTGACGATGTTCCGCTGCCGCGATCACGGCCCGGTTTGGCCGATGCGTTGCCTCCCGAAATTACGCAAGGAACGTCTGCGCCGCAGGCTGGGCTCGGATCGTCTGCACTTGCTTTTTCGGATGATGGGTCACGCAACGCTGCGCCTGTTGTGCCACCGGACTCGGTCACCAGTGCGCCTGCGGAATCTCGTTCGCAGGAGAAAGGATTGCTCGGGCTGTCTCCTAATTTTTATCAGTCGCTCATGGCGGCGGGCTTGGGCATGATGGCTTCGCGGTCGCCTTTCCTGGGAACGGCTATCGGAGAGGGCGGCTTGCAAGGCTTGCAGACCTATAGCGGGTTGAAGAAACAAGATCAGGATGTTGACCTGAAAGTGAAGCAGTTGAATCAGGCGGCGAAGGCTGAGCAGGATCGGATTGCGCAAGAAACGAAACGCAATCAGTTGGAAGAGAGCGCACAGAAATTCACTCAAACGCAAATGACGCCGTATCAGAAGGCGACACTACAACATCAACAAGACGAATTGGAGCGTCAATTGAATGCTCCGAAAGTGATGACTCCTGGTCAAGAGTTGGTTAATCCAAAAACTGGCGAGACCATAGCTACAAACGACAGTGGCCTTATGACTGACGCCGCGGTGAATCTGGCGGTTGATCGTATCCACGCGGGTGATCCGTCCGCATTGCAAAATCTCGGTCGCGGGGCGCAGACCGGTCAGAATCTAACGCGTATTCAAAACCGTCTGGCGGAACGCGCTGCAACTGAGGGATGGAGCGGGGCGGACTTGGCGGCGGCAAAAGCAAACTTTACGAGTCAATCAGCGGCAGCTTCGACGGCGGCGAAACGTTCGGCTAACGTTGATGCTGCGGTTGAAGAAGCAAAACAAACATTCCCGCTTGCGCTACAGGCTTCCGCGGCGTTGCCGCGTAGTGACTGGGTCCCGATCAATAAACTTGAACAGATGGTTCAGTCCGGCACGAGCGACCCGCGTTATATTCGTTATAATACCGCGCTCCAAGGTGCGATGACGGCTTACTCTCAAGCGATGTCGCGAACGGGAACCAACTCGGTGTTTGCTCAACAGTCCGCTCATGATCTTCTTGCAAAAGCGACCGGGCATGAAGGTATTCAGGCCGCTTTGGAGCAAATGGGGCAGGAAATGGAAGCGGCCAAGATTGCGCCAGAGATTGTAAGGCAAGCTATTTTATCGCGAATCAGTGGTAAGGGCGCGCCTGCGGCGACTACGATGCCGACTGCGGGTGCTCCCGGTGGTCAAAATGCGGGCGTGCCGCAAGCCACCACGAAGCCGCCGGCTATGCGATCTAACGGATGGATTTACAAGTTGCAACCTGACGGTTCGTACAATGACCCGAGCCCACAAAAGGGTTGACGATGGCAGACGATGCACCACCTCCCTTTGATCCGACAGCGGCGACACCTGTTGGTGCAGAGTCGCCGCCGCCTTTTGATCCTGCAAATGCAACTCCTACTACTCCGCAGGTCGGAGGTGCTCGCGCGGCTTGGGAGGGCTTAAAGTCTGGCGCCAGTGCAGGATGGTCTGACGAGATAACCGGCCTTATGGCGGCTGTTGGCGCTGCGGAAGCGCGCGGCTATGTGCCGCCGGATCAGGTGCAAGATTACGAAGACCAAATCAACAAGTCTGGCGGCTTGACTGGCATTTATCATTCGGCTCGCGACGACGCAAAAAGGCAGCGCGACGCGGCGCAGGTGCAACACCCTTACTATTACGGCGCGGGTGAACTAGGCGGCGCTGGTGCGACCATGGCAGCTTTGCCTATAGGGCAGGTGGCTGGGTTGCCGGCGCGTCTTGTCCAGGGTGCTAAAATTGGTGCCGGCTATGGTGCCGTCACGGGCGCTGCGGAAGGTACGCGAGAGGGTGGATTGCCGGGAGCGGCTATTGGCGCGGTGACTGGTGGTATCGAGGGTGGCTTAGGTGGTGCCGGGGGTGAGTTAGGCGGCAGCGCGATTGGAAAGGGACTCCAGTTCGGTTACGACCTTTATGGGCGTCCTATCGCTTCCGCAGTTCGCGGGATGATCGACCCGGCGAAGGAAGCGGCCCGCCGGGTTTACGGTGCCTTGACGACCGACGCTCCGCAGGTGGCGGCCGGTCAAACCTTGGGCTTGACGCCTGGAGAATATGTGGCTGCGCACGCTGCGGGCCAGCCTGTGATGGCTGCGGACTTGGGCGGCGAAACGACGCGTGCTTTACTGCGCTCCGCGGCGAATACATCGCCGGAAGGTCGCGCCCTAATTCAGAGTACGGTTGCCGATCGGTTTGCCGAACAGAATGATCGGGCTGGTTCGACGATCCGTGGCTTGGTTTCCGGCGGTGCCGATACTGCTAAGACCAAAGCTCAACTTGAAGCGGAATATGATCTTGAACGCGGTGGTGCTTACGGTGCGGCCTATCAAGCTGGCGACCGCCCTATTTGGTCGCCAGAATTAGAAAGGCTGTCGTCGGCGCCAAGCGTCGCGGGTGCGATACGCGGCGCTGTGAATCGCTGGCAGGATTTTCAGGTGAAGGATGGATTCGGTGCGATGAATCCGCCCGTCAATGTGACACCCGATGGACAGTTAAAGTTCTTGCCGGGTAAGGGAATGTTGCCTTATCCGAATTTACAATTTTGGGATTATGCATCACGTAATCTGTCTGGCATGGCAGCACAAGCGCGCCGTGCCGGGAATAACACGGATGCTGCTCTTTACGGTGGTTTGGAACAACAACTCAAAGCGGAGCTTGACAAGCAGGTTCCGGAATTTGCCGATGCTCGTGGTATTGCCGCGCGGTATTTTGGTGGCAACAACGCTATCGAAGCTGGACAGCAGGCGTTGAATTTCAAGGGTGACGTGCGTGATTTGCAACGCACGATGGCTCAGATGAAGCCTGCGGAGCGGGAGATTTTTCAGGAGTCCTATGCCGACGCCATGGCACGCAAGGCGGAAGGTGTTTCCGACAATCAGGACGTGACAAATCGAATTTACAATTCACCGCAGGAAAGACAACGGATAGCGGCGGTATTGGGACAGCCTGCGGCAGACCGCCTAGGGGCCTTTGTGGACCGTGAACGGGTGTTCGACGCGGTCCGCAAAGCTCTTGGCAATTCCACGACGGCGCGACAGATGATCGAGGCCGGTTTGGCTGGAGGTGCCGCTGGGGGCTATCTCACGGGCGATTGGCGTGGTGCTGGTGAGGGGTTCCTAGGGGGCATGGGAGCGCGGCGCATCGCGCCGGAAGCGATTACGGCTGGGTTCCGTTCGGCCTTGGGCTATGTGGATCGTAATACAGCAAAACGAGTGGCGGAACTACTTACGACCAGCAACCCGGCGGATATCGCGCGTGGGTTGTCGGCGGCTTCCTCAAATCCTCGGATTGGTCAGGCTTTGCGGGAAACTGGGTCGCGGGCCGCTGCCATGGCTGGGGCTAGGGAGGCCACCACGTTGCCTCCCTCGGTTTTGCAGCTTACAGGCGGCGCGGGCGCCCAGAACCAGCAGCAGCCCGTTCCAGGGCCAGTAGAGGCACAGAAAACAGGCGGTCGCGTACAGCAACAGCGCGCCACGGGCGGCAAGGTGGGGGGTGAATCGGGGCATAAAGGACAAGTAGAATCCAAATCCGCCGATAAATCAAGCGTCAATCGCAAATACGACGTGCCCTACCTCGCTGGATCGTCCGACGACGATAAAACCGTTTACATTGATCGCCGCGTGCCCACGCGAATCGCAGTGAAGCGCGCGAATGGAAAAGGCTACGAGTCAATCGACCCATCGGAGTTTCTTGCCGAACACGAGCGTGAAGAACACAAGGCGATGCGCGCGGGAAAGTCCTACGAGAAAGCGCACGCCGAAGACGGTACGGCGGCAGAGCGTGCGATGGTAAAGGCTCGCGGATTGAATTGGGACAACTACGAGGAAGTGATGGACGGGTTGCTTTCTCATATCGAACACGAACATCCCAAGCGTCCGCCGCCGGACTTGTACAAGAAACCTTATCCGCACAATGAAGCTGTTTTGTTGAAGCGATTGGGTGACCGCGCTGAGTCGAAGGCTGCGCTGCGAGAGAATGAGTCAAACAAAACCGCAAAGGACCATCATGCCTAGACCAGAGCTCTCAGGCGACCTCGCGCGCGTCAAATCCATCGAAGCCGATGAGACATGGCCATCGCTCATCGAAATTGTCTGCTACTGGGGACCGAAAGACAATCCGCGCAAAGGCCGCAGGCGTTCAACTGAAATCGACGCGGATCAGTTCTTTGGTCGTGGGCGTCACGGTGCTCCGATGGCTGGCGATCAACTTGTGGGAATCGTCAATAATCTGCGCAAACAAGGGCCGAAGTCTTGACGTGATGTAGTGCGCGGAGTCAGGGTCAAGCGTGATAGAATCAGGAATTACGCAATGGTCCTTTCCGTCGAAGATGTCTGGGTTGGCTTCATGGAAGGCGTCGAAGGTGTTTGCGTGATCGTGAATAAGGGGAAGCCGACGCAACAGATTCTCTCCATCGGCATGTGGACGGCGCTCAATGCGGGGATGCACTTGACGAAACGCGGTGCTATTCTGATTTCCGATGCGCATGGTGGGATTCCCCAGGCGACTCCTGAGCAGATAAAGGGATTGAATTCGTGAGCAGGCATTTTGGTCACGCTCCCGTTGTGCAGGTTGAAAGACCGGACTCGGTCAACGATCCGCTTGAGGAAAGGTTGACGGGGTTTCAGCGCGTCATTCTCGGGCTCGGAGTTGTCGCAAGTGGGGTTTTGAGCGTGATGGTGGCTCACGGTTATTATGTGTGGTTTTTGAAGCCATGACCGACGCAGCAACAGCACTTGCCGATCCGCGCTTCGCCGCGTGCTGGCCTTTCACTTTGATTCAGGAATGTCCTCTCCCAAACGATTGGAGCAATCGCCGTAACTTCTCAAACGATGCTCACGATCCGGGCGGCGAGACGATGTGCGGCATTATCCAGCGCGAGTATGACGCCTATCGCAAAGGCAAAGGTCTGCCGCTGCAAGATGTGAGCAAGATCAGCCGCGATGAGGGCGCGGACATCTATTACAATTCCTATTGGCTTCCGGAATGCCCGAAACTGCCGCCAGGGTTGGACTTGCAGTTTTTCGATGAGGCGGTGAATGCCGGGCCCGGTGCGGCCACTCTGATCTTGCAACGTGCGCTCGGCATCACGGCGGATCGTGTATGGGGGCCACAGACTGAGGCGGCGGTGAAGGGTGTCACAAACTCCTACGCGGTTATCAGCGCATTCACTGCGCAGCGTGAGGCTTACTACAAGGCGCTGCGCGGCTTTCAGTATTTCGGCAAAGACTGGATTCGACGTTCGGTTGAAATTGGTAACGACGCGGTCAAGATGATTCCGGCAGGAGGAATAACATGAGCATCGACCCGAAATGGCGATTCACGATCAGCATTATCGTCACCATCGCAATCGGTATAAGTCAGGGAACACTCGTTCTTACGAACGCCATTCCGCCCGCTTGGATTCCGATAGTTGCTGCGTGGTGCGGCATCATCGCGTTTATCGGCTCTGCTGTTAATACCACCATCAGTGGCATGGGTATGGGTAGCCAAGCGCGTATCGACGCGGCGGCATCGTTGCCGCAGGTCAAGGCCATTTTGACTGAGCCGCCCATTGCAGCGGCTACGCCGAGCGAGAAGGTGGTGGGTACGATTGCAGCGGCGCAAGCTGTCGCGCAAAAGGCCGCGTAATGAGCAACTTCCTCCTGGAAATGGCAGGCCACGCGGAAGGTTTGAGCGACGCGCAAATCGCCAAGCTCGAAGCCGACGCGCCGGGCATCGCCGCGTTGGTGCATACACTGCGGGAGAACGCGCCGCTATTTCAACAGTGGGATGTGCTCTACGAAAATGCGAAGCCGTTGCTTGCTCAGAGCCAAGCGCTTTATGAAAAGTCAAAGCCACTGATCGCGCAAGCGCTCGCTGAATTGCCGACACTCGATTCGGACGTTCAGATCATCATCGGCATTTTGGGCAAAGGTCCGGCGATATCGGCGGCGGATCAGTACTGAATTTGTTTGTTAGCTTGGCTACCTAGTCTCTCAAAAGTTCTGTGAGATTCTTACGGCCATTGGGGTTCGAGAAAATGAAGATGACGCCGTGGAAGGAGTGTGGACCAATTGAACAAACAATACGCGCCATCGCAATTGTCGGCGTTGGAATGTGGGTGGTTCTCATTGGCGCGAAGATATATCTCGGGTGATTGCAAGACTCTATGGCCGTAAAACCCTCTCGGTGGTGTGAGAGCCAAGGTAGCCAAGCTAACCAAACAAAACTAATCCGGTATGTTGCAGCAAAGCCACAACTGAATCTGCTAGAGCAGTCTGCGTAAAGTTCAACTCATCGGAGAAGATCATGCGCAAACTGTTTGGAATCCTCGGGGGCCTCGCGCTCCTGACTTCGACCGCTGCGATGGCGGCGGATATGCCTGTGCCATTTCTCAAAGCTCCTGCGGCGGCTACGGCCGGTTCCGGCTGGTACGTCGGCATCCTGACCGAAGCCGACGTTGCCCAAGCCAATGTGAGTGGCACCAACGTTTTCGCCACGAGCTTCGCATCCGGCAATCTCACGGCAACCGGCGGCGCTGTGGGCGGTGAATTCGGCTACATCGGCAACTGCGCCATCGGCTGGTGCAGGGGTAAGTTCACGGGCGCCTGGCAGAACATCACGGGCACCAACACGGTAGGCGCCACGGCCACCACAAGCGCCGCCAGCGCGTCAATCGCAAGCCGGTGGTCCTCGACGCAGGAATTCGATATCGGCGTCGAGTGGCTGCAGCGCGTCCTCGCGGCCCTTCCTACGCTCGGTAACGTCAACTTGTTTCCGACCATCACGCCGATCACCCCGACTGTCCCGGTGGGGACACCCAAGCAATACATCGGTGTGGGCCTCAAGGAAGCCGGGGTCAGCGGCTCGTTCGGCATGGCCAATGGCACCACAGTCGGCGTCTATCCGATGGTCACGGGCGGCTTCATCTGGCCAACGCTCGGTACCAACGGCAAGCCCAACGGCGGCGCTATCGACGCCTCTGCCGGCATCGCGTTCCCCGTCAAGGGTTTTAGCATGGGCAACGTGTTTGCCACCAACGGCGCTCCGCTCACGTTCGGTGCCGGCGCCAATCTCGGCACGCAGTATTGGACGCGGCTGAGCTACGACTTCGGTCTATAATGCCCCTCATCCGCCGCATCGTGTTCGGCGAACCGAAGCCCGGCGAAGCAAGATTCGCCGGGCTTCTCGGCTCGCTTACGGAAAGCGTGAGCTACTGCAATCGCACCGGGCCGCTTGAACACGACCGCGTAACGGATTTGCCGATCACTATTCCGGCGTTGAAATTGAACTTTGTCCATCCCACGGTGCTTTCGTTTGTCAGTGCTAAACCCGACGATAACGACCCGCTTGGCCTCTTCGCATGGCACCATATGCGTCTTTACGATGAAGGCGCGGCAGGGCTACCCGCACAGCATGGTCACGCTGCCGCCCTTTGCAGGGCGATCTATGCCTATCCCGGCGACCCTCCTTTCGTATGGGATGAGCGACAGGACACGACCGGCGTCGCCTGGGGCATCAGCTTTGGTGGTCCTGTCGGCAACACCCGAACAATCGCCTATGTGGTTTTTCGCGGCTCCTACACCATGCTCGATTGGCTCCGCGACCTGGTCGGATTTGCGCCTGCCGTCAGTCATCCGACCTTTGGTCCAATGTGGGGTGGTTTTCTGCTCGGCATGGATGAGACCTGGGCAGTGATAAAACCTCTTTTGAAGGATACCGAAGAAATTGTCATCACAGGACATTCGCTTGGCGCCTCTCGTGCGGACGTACTGGCGGGATATATGCTTACGGATAAGTGAGGCCCATACTTTCGTACTGAACCAAACCTGTGTAATGGTACTTAAGGATGAGAGTGGGGAGTCCTTTCGTCATGGTACGATTGTAGGAATCAGGTGTGAACGTGAACACTGCGGTTGCTGCGCTGGGAAGCTGGATGCCTCACCAAAAGTCTATCGACGAACGTCTCGATGAGTTAGAGGCGTTTCAGAAAGAGGCCAAACCGATCATGGATGCTTACAAAGCCGGCCAATTGATTTGGAGGCTCGTTTGGGTTCTCGGCGCGGTCTTCGTAGGCATCGGTGGTATACTCAAATCCTGGGCATGGATCACGAGCAACATTGGGAAATGACCTGCTTGCTGAAATGGCTTCATCGCCTCACGCCGGCAGCAACGGCAAGCTGGATCATTGTTGTTTGCGTGACGGTCTATTGGGAATTCTTTGACGATCCCGATCCCGTCGTCGTTCACAGCATCATGCTTCTTCCGGATGTGCCTCATCGTTCGGGCGACATTATCACCTTGCACGTCGATGTCTGCCAGATACGTCCCGGCGTTCCAGGGACAGGCATTCGCATGATTGCTGGCCCTATCGTTCCGAGCGGAGATAGAACGGGCGGCTTCATGCACTTTTTGAACGGCAACTATATTGATCCCGGAATCAATTGCACCAAACATGATCGTCCCGTCGAGTTGCCGCGCGACCTTGCGCCGGGAAAGTACAACTATGTGTTCCAGGGCGTTTATCAGATCAATCCGATCAAAACCAAAGTGTTCACCCAGCCGCCAGTGCCGTTTGAAATAGTCGGGCCGTGATGTGGCTGACGGGAGGGGTGATCTTCAACTGTCTTGGGCAACGGTTGTTGGCGGCGCTGCTATCTGCATATCTTTAGCGGGCGCTGGCTGGACTATTTTTCAGAACGAATTTTCCAGCGTTAAGGACGTGGCGACAGCGGATCGCAATCAATCCCTTCTCTATTACAATACGAACCGCGATGATTTGATCCGCAGTTCGACGGAATTAAAAGACAGATTAAATGGCCTTGAATCGCAATTGAGGATCATCGCTCCGCGGCTTGCTCACGAACCGGTCGAGCAAAAAACAATCGACGCCATCAATACAGCCACCGACAAACGGATCGATCTGATCCAGGCGCAGATCACTGACATCAACCGGCAAATAGCGGCGGCGCTGATCATCATCGATAACAATAACGCTACACCAAGAAGAAACTCGCCGGCGCTGCCGCCGTGAACCGCTATGCGCCTCCCCAACGGCACCTGTCCGGTGTGCCACGGCAAGATTGTCGAATCGGATATCGATCTTCACCCGAGCCGCGCTGATCTTGCGATTCAGAATTTCTGGTGTCCGAAGTGCGAGCGTGTGGTTAAGTCGGTGACCTATTCGTTGAAGCCTACAAAGGAATAGTGGCAACCAAGGCGGCGGTAGGATTGTTGTTCCCGCCATACTTCGCTCCCAGCCGTTTCAATTCACTTTCAGCGGCATCTGTTAACGTGGCCGATTTTTGTTCCGCTCCCGTCCGCGAGATTCGTCCGCTCAATACTTCGTTCTTGGTTTCCTCGGCAATGGCGATTACTCCGAGCCACTGCTGCAACATATATTCTCGCTCAGTGCGCGCGCGGTCCCGTTCCCTTTCGCGCGTTTCGGCACGCTCCCGCCAGTAATTACGGTCTTGCGTCATTAAATCGAGCGAGACATTCAGCGACTCATTTTCAGCAGTTAGCCGCGTATTGTCCGATGACATTTCGGACCATTTGGTTTCGAGAATGCCGGCGATCTTGCCGGTTTCTTCTGCTGTGATTTCTTTGACGCTCATTCCCAGCTCCTTCGTGTTAACTTGTCTACTGTCGGGAGAACCCGTATTCCCCGCCGAGCTTTTCGCGCATGGTCAGGACCTTGAACGGCCCCACCTTCTCCTTTGATTTGTTCGCGCGTATTTCGCCATTCGGCAAAATGTCGAGTTCGATGTCAGTATCGGAATTCAAAAGCGCCTCAATCTCATCGATTGTTAGGCGCTGCGGTTCGTCTTTCGGATCGCCCATCATTTTCCCCATGTCCATTGCCAGTAGATAAATCGGGCCACGCCCAGCACAATCAGTCCTACTAAGAGCCATTCATGCCACGGCATCTGCGGTCCCTGTTAGCTCTTGTTTAACAGGTAGTTTTCGACGGCATCGAGTGCCGCTCTGATCTTCGGAATATCCTCAATCAGAATTTCTACGGTGCCTTGGCTGTGCCGCCCTTCCGAGCTTGGGTAGACCTGGATGGCGTGGCGTCTCTCTTCGAAGTAGGAATCCTCTCCGCGCAAGTAGAACGACTCGCGGCGGACCTCTACGCTGTACTCGCCCATTTCGGGCGTCGAATCCAAACACATGCCCATGTTGTTCTCCCGAAATATCTCTTGTTACTTTTCTTTTGTCGCCTCATCAAACAGGGCGTCGGCTAGGGCTATTTCAAAACACGTCATTGCCGTTGCAACTTCGGTATCCCAATCCTTTCCCTCTGCCGCTACATCGGCCCGTAGCTGCGCCTCAGGCGCGTAGAGGATGTATTCCATCGCACAGTCCTCAGAACAGAACCGGCGCTCAGGCGGCTCGTACACGTCAAGAGCATCACCGCAATGCTTGCAAAAAACCGGAACTGGACAACCCATCGTCATTCCCCTGCTCGTTGGCCATATGTCGGTTGCTACGCGAGCGGCGTATCTTCGATCCTGATATTCAGGGGCTTGGTGCTGTAGAGTGTCTCAGTCAGCCTAGCATCCATAGCGCGCAGTTCGGTTTCGGTCATGCCCTTTTCGTTGCGCCATTCCAAGCCGGCGGCGGCTCGGTCGGCGTCAGTGATGACTTCGACGCCGACTGCATAGAGCGCGGCAAATATCTCTCGGTACAAGTCGCGCCGGACGTGAGGATTGCCTCTATAATCCTCCTTGTTGTCCTTGGCTTCGGTCTCGATATGCCTTTCAAGGCGCTCGTAGCGGTCAATCCAGACCTCAAGAGCAAAGAGGATTTGGTGGGCCACGGTCTCTGCTCGAAGGCGGCGGCGATCCGGCATCATGCTCATTTGGGTTGCGGTCAAAGACATTGTGGTTCTCCATGTTAATCGCTTATCAATACCAACCTTCGGGACGCGGCCAAACGTCCAGTTTGACAAGTTCGTTTCTCGCCTTGTCCAATTCGTCTTGCCACGCCTTGATCTGTTTCTCTGCTTTCCAGACTTGACGCTGCGCGTCAGCAAGCCTTTCGGAGGCCGGCTTTGCCGCGTCCAGGGCACTCCCGCCAATTTCAAACATTTCATTTCCCTGCTGTCTGCACATTAATGCCGCGCTTCTCATCTTTGTCGCGCTCTATAGCGGAGCAAAGAGCCTCATCATATTCGCCCTGCGGGCAACGAGGGTAGCAGCATCCTTCTCGATCCAATCCGCAAGTGCAGCGGTTCATGGTTTTCTCCTACTTGTCAGGGATTAGCGCCCGTTAACCGCCTGTATCGCCACTTTTCCGATGTCCTCAAAAATCTCTTTCCAGATTTCGTCATCATCAATGCCAACCTGATCGTAGCGGAATCCCCTGCGATCATCTAAAGCTTTAAGATAGATCGTCTGACCTATGCGACCTTCGTGAGTTTCCGGTGTGAAGTCGTGGTAGCTCATTTGGTTTCTCCTGCTGTCTCGGCGTCAGTGCGCGGCAATCGAAACCGCGTTGGGTGGCTGATGTATTCCATGTGCAGCGGGTAGGATAGCACCCATCGCTTCAAGTCGCCGCACCAATAGGCGCGACCAACGAACTCGATGGGGAATAGAACATCGCTGCCGTCCTTCGGCGCGTTCTCAATGTCCGTCCGCCAATCTTCTGCCGACATAGTCATCGTCAGCGCCTATTCGCATAGATCAGAATTGAATTTGCACGCGCGATCGCGGCATGGATAGCCTCGTTCCAAGTATCTCTCAATTCTTTGGCAATGGCATCTTTGATCTTGTCTGGGTGAGGAACCATCTGGTCGTGGATGCGAATGTGTTCTTCAACGAGAAAACTAGCCGCCTTGTCGAATTTATCTCGATCGCACATATGGGCTGCCTGCTTGTGGGGGTTTAACCGCTAACAATCTTGCACGGCGGTATAGATTGCACCAATGACGGCTTTGACCGATCGAAGCTCACCCGCGGTCATTTCGCCGGCGTGAAGCAGAATATGGCCGCTCGAACTCCACTTCGCAATTTCCTTCAAGCAGCGATCTTTCTCAGCCATGCGAGCCTTCCGCATCATTTCGTTCTCGTGTTTCACTTCTTCGATGGTCCGAGACATTTGAGTTCCCTGCTGTTGTGATGTATGTGTCTATTGCCAATCGTCGGAACAGATAAGAACCTTTAGTCCGACCATCCAGCCATGTTTGCACCGCGTGCCGATCCGCTCCGCAACCCTTCGCTTCCATGCCCACGGGATGGGAGCAATAAAAAGCAAGTGGCCGATGAAGTTCATGGTGACATCCTACTGATCAGTACCTAAAAACCGCACGCCAACGCCGCCGCAGCCATCGACATTTCGGCAGACCTCATGCCATCCGACAATTACCATGCAGCGGTATTCGTCTGGCGTCATGACTTTGTGAGGCTGCCGCGATGCTCTGGGTACGATCGGCTCCCTCCCTATCTCGTAGCTGCCATCATCGCGCATGTCATTTTCCCTGTATTGGACGGGTTAACCGGGACCGCGACAGCCACTTGGCTTGGCGTTGGTTATGTTACCAAACAAAGCCAGCGGCCAAAATATCGCTGACACCAATATAAATTTTTGGGCATCGTATTTTTGTCCACAGTAGTTTTCGACGTTGCGATCCCAAGCTGACGTGACGATCAGTCCGCATATTAACCAAAGCTGTATCCATCTGATCGTCACTGTCGTCTCCATGCTGTTCGGCGGTTAACGCGGGTTTCTCTCGGCGGCCGTTTGTGCTCGCGCCAGTCGCATCCTGGCTGTCTTTAGGACGCTGGCGGCATCGGATAGCTGATCGTTCAAGTCTCGCACATGCCGCTCGGCATCCTTGACGCCGCGACGCGCGTCTTGCAGTTCAATCTGCCGATTAGGCCCTAGTCCTTTTCCAATCGTCTTCATGGCGCTAACGTCCTGTTAACTTGCGTTTGCGAGCGGTCGCGTCGAGTCCGCCAAATCGAGCAACAAGTCGCGAAACTCTAGCGGCGTCGCATTCCTGATCTTCGTCTTGTCCTTGCCGCCGACCATCGCCATCATTCCAATGCGCCTGGCCTTTGCGTAGCCGTGCTTCGCCAGCGCGACGGGGTGTAGGCGCTGTTCGCTGCGGCCCCAGTGAAGCGCCCGGCAATCGACGCCTCTGGCGAACAGCCAAGTCCCCTTGCGGCTCATGTGGCCGTAGTGAGCCTGCTCGACATAGCAGGTCCAACCGCCCCACCGTTCGCCGGACCAAACCCACCCGCCGCTGCGGGGCGGTTTAATGATCCCGTGAGCGTCCCATGCCTGGCTGTCGGCAGGGTGTTCCAGAACGCCTCCCCATTCGCAGACGGAGCGCAGCGCAGAGACAAAGCAGCCGTCGTCATCCCCCAGCTTGAATTGGTGCGGCTTGCGCGTGGAGCCATGCCAGAAGCGTCCCCACCGCTGGCAAGGGGGATGAGCTACCACCGGCCACGGGCCAGCATACATGCGGGCGTCGCGCTCAATCGGCCACAGGTCCACGTTCGGCAATCCTGCGTAGATGCCATCGGCTTCGACAAAAAGAGCGGCGATCTTTTTCAAGTTAACCCCGTGTTATCGCCCGAATTTTAGTTCAGGTGCCTTGAAGGCAAGCGCCGTTTCCGCAATCTGTATTGCGTCATCTAGCGGCTCGCCATCTTCGCTATAGGAGAGCGCTTTGATCTGCTCAAGGGCGCGTTCGTAAATCAGAAGCCCTTGACCATTATTGAGCGCCGCATTGGCCATGCCTCTACACTGCTCTCGCAGCCGCTCAATCTCGTCAGCCGCCTCGGTGACCATTTCGGGATACCGCGCTGGGGTGTCATAGCTAAGGCTGGCCCGTAGGCGCTCGACAATGTCGGTCATCGTGCAATTCCCTGTTGTCGACGCATAAGTCGATTAGACAACCATCCAATCAGAGTACATTGAAAGCTCGCGCTCACCGCGCGAACCATCTTTTTTAATCTGCTTCGCGTAGACCCATGGTTTCCCGCCATACGAGGGATTGATGCGGACGACGACGCCCTTACGGCCGTTTTTGTCCACAACAATCATGCCGATGCCAACCTTGTATTTCTCGCACGCTTGCGTTTCTTTCAGGCGCTCCACCTTGTATTCGGCTTCTTTGTAGACAGTGCGCGCCGCGTTACGAACGGCCTCGGCATCTGCAATTTCTTTGTCCGTAACCATCACGCCACCTTCTCGCTGCTCTTTTCCATCCGCTTTCTCAAAACATCGCGCATGGATTCGACTGCCGCACGTCGATACTTTTGCGGATACCCACGGGATGTTTTGAAGATGTAGTGGCCATCCGAATAGGTGATCTGGGGAACCTCTGCCATGGTATTGGCTGCCTTGAAGGCTTCCAAATATTCCTGGATTAATGCGGGGCTATAGGCCGGTGTTTTGGTCATGCTGCGCTCCCACTCTTTTCCATCCGCATCCGCTGTACAGTATGGGTGTTCTCCCGGCTGGCGCGGCTGTAGTCCATCGTCTGTGAAACGTCGGAATGCGTTGCCATGTCGCGCACGTGTTCGGCCTTGGCACCCATCGCAATGGCCTCGCTAATGCCACCGGCTCGATTGTCGCGGTTTTGGACGTTCAAAGGCACATCGCATTCGGTGGCGATCACGCGCCATTCCTCCCGAAAATCATCCGCCTTGTATGGAAAGCCGGTGTATTCATCGACTATCACGGAGCCTTTGGCGGGCAACAGATCGCGGTGAACAATGATCTTATCGTCGCGACGTTCAACGCAGCCCGGCCATTGATATTCCAGTTCGGCCATAACTAGGGGTGCAAGTTTTAGGTCTGGCTCGCTAAGCTTCTTACGCTTGCTGGTGACGTGGTGGACGATGAACTCCGCGTCGATTTCTTCCCAGCGCAAACCTTTTAGCCATTTCATCGGCCCTTTTTTGGGGTGCATGGAGCAAACATCCGACAGCCCCGGCTCGTCCACTGGCAGCCACTCTCCGATCACATCCTTTTGTCGCCAGCTACACTCAAATTGGAGAGCCTGAGCGAGCCCAACCATCGGCAGAGTCGTGCGAGCGCGATTGCAAACCGCGGTCGCCTGCTCGCGAGTAATTTGGACGGTGCGCGGCTTGCCGTTGGCAAAGCGCATCTTGTGCAGGATGTTGGCGACGCGCTCGCAATCCTTGTCGTCCAGCGCGTAGTCGCCGAAGTTGACCAGAGTGCGCAGCATCCCGACCAGCGCGTGGCCCATGGAGATTTTCTGGTCGCCGCCTGTCCACTGGCGATGCCATGAAAAGACGCGACGACCGTTGATGGTGCTGATATCCGTAAAGGCTGCGCAATGGCAATCGTAACTATCCTCAGCGATCCACCACGTTCGCGCAAGCTGATCCATCAGCCGGTTGTAATAGCGCCGCGTGCAATATTCGAGCTTGTAGAAACCCGATATTGGGTCGCTGCGGTAGGTTTGCATTAGGGTGCGGAGGTTCATGATTCGGCTTTCCGGTAGTAGGGTGAGGTCTCAAACCCGAGCGCCTTTAGGATGGCCGGCCCTGCCCCGCGGTTGCCCCGCAGGAAGTCCGAAAGGTAAGCCGCTGATATTCCCACGTCGTCCGCCCACTGCTTCTGTGAGCCATTGTGGCCGATTGCGGCCTTAACCAATTGAGCAAGTTCGCGATCGTTTCGATAGGTTGCCATCTATGCTGCCTTTACAGCGCCAGCCCGGCACATTGGGTGTTCGGGAAGTTTCCAGCCGCAACGGCGTAGGTGTTCGGTGCCCCATGCCTCGAAACTATCGCGCCATGTCCAGCCTGCATCGCTGTTCACCTTGTCTGCACAGGAAATATGCAGTGCCCA